GCCCTAGCGGCGGCGCCGCCCCTAAACAACAAGAGTTTAGCCCTGAAACATCATCATTGGATGTTACCGAGTTTTCAGAGGGCGGCACAAAACAGATCGAAGTCATATTAAAAACCGAGGATGGCAGAACATTAGCTCAAATGGTTGGTGATGAATTGGATGAAATATCTAGGAACGGCGGATGATTATAACAAAAAGTAATTTACTCAAAGGTGTAACTCCTACTGTCTCATTCGGCGCGTCATCTGATTTTCCGGAAAACGTAACCAATGAAGATTTTAGTTATAACTATACAGGGTCAGACGATAACACTCTTGTATTTGATTTTGGCTCGACTATCTCTCTTGATTACGTCGCTATAGGTGGCTTGTTAATAAGCGGCTCTGGTGATGGGAATAGTTATGCTCAAGTATTAGATAGTGGCGTTTCTATTGCGATAAAGACAACTAAACGTGATCATTGCTTTTTGTTTAACTTTGAAGAAAGGTCTTTTACTAATCTGCAAATAAAGTTGTTTAACTCTTCTGGCGGAACTGCGCCAACTGTTTCATATGTTGCCGCTGGTAGCTCGTTTGAAGTACCTAATGGTGGAGAGCAATCAGGCTACGAAAGGCAGTGGGCTAAACGCAACAAGAAATCAAAAACAACCATAAACGCAATAGCTGCGCCAATATCTACGCTGAAAAAGCGAATTACATCAAAAGGGACTTTATCACTCCCTAATATGCCACTGGATTTTTCTGGGCAGACTTGGCAAGACTTTTTAGACTTTGCCGAGGATAATATATTTTTTATTGGTGAAAACTCAGAAAAGCCACAACTATCTTATGCTTGTTATGACTTGGAAAATGCATCGACTAGGGCGCATAGTCAAACCAGAGAATTAAATAATCTTTCTATAAAATTTAAGGTGTACAACGGAGTATGAGTAGCTTTGAATCTACACGTAATATATTTACGCAAGAACACTTTACGATTATAGAGATAGACTTGCCCGTCGTTAATGGTGAGTGCACTATTTCAGGTGAACCGGGCTATGGCACCCCTTTAAGTTGTGATCAACCAACTAACGGCATTAAGACATATAAATTCACTGATTACGGCGGTGTACTTCAAGAGGCTGAAATACATAAAGTAATAAAAGGAATTAGTGAATCACCAACCGAGTTAAAGCTAGGCACAGGGCTAGCTGAGCGAGGCTCTTTAACTATTAGCCTTATTGATAAGCCGGGTGATCCAAACCTGCAAGCTCCTGCGGTAACTCAGCAAGTTGCAGATCAAAGTACATTCTTTAGTAAGATGGACAAGAGATACATATTAACTAATAACGTTTGTCGCCGTAAAGATTACAGAGTCCAAGAAGATGGAAGTATAGACTTATTAGGCGGTGCATTAGTTAGTCACTGGATAATAGGCACGTTCACATCAGGCAAAAATAGCACATGGACATTAAAGCTAAAAGATGAGTTATCAAAAACAAATCTTGGTGAATCAGTTTGGCCATTAGCTCAAGAGGGTTTTTTAAGGTTCAGCATTAATGATATAGAAACGGTGTTTTCTGTTGATCCAATTATAGATTATAAAATCGGTGACACTATCAGATTGGGCGATGAGTTATGTAAAATAACCGCAATATCCAACATACAAACAGCACTAGCAGAGATTACCGTTCAAGCTCGCGGATCTGATATTGTTTACACCAACACGCTATCAAAAACAGTTAGAGAGTCCCATAGTCTAGGTGATGAAATATTTGTTTGTGGTGTTGCTGATAACGAGCGCTCTGATGACTTACTCAAGCGCATACTTGAAGATGTTGGTATTGACTCATCATTAATACCTATCGCCGACTGGAATACAGAGATAGACGATTGGAGCATAACAAACCTTAATACGCTTTTTGTTGAGTCTGTTACTACTAGCGAAGTATTGAATTCCATACTAGTACCGAGGCAATTAAATCAATGGTTTGACCCGTTTGACAGACAAGTTAAGTTATCAGCCATTAACGCATGGAAAGTATCCAGCTTTGTTATAGAGGAGGGTGAGTCGATAACAGACAATGCTATCATTGATTACAACTCAGTAACTAAAAAGAAAGAAGAAAACATTAGAGCAACAAGGGCTTTAATTACATATGACAAACCATTCTTAACTAGTGGCGATGATTTTGCTAACTTTAAAAAGCTATCTATAGCAAAAAGAACATCATTAGAAACGACTGATTTTTTCGGTGTAGAGCCAAAGATAAAGCAATTTAAATCATCTTTCAATATAGACAAAGTGACGGCTGACTTACTGACAAGTCGTTATATTCAAAGGAACTCGAACCCTTACTCTTTAGTTTGGACGACACAAGAAAAGAAGTTAAACTTTAAAGTTGGTGATGTTGGCGATATAAAAACTAGTCAAGTCGTGGATTTTTCTGGGGCCTCATCAGTGACATCTAGAGGGCAAATCATATCAATAAGACCAATAAATACACCTTACGGAAGAGAGTACCTTTGCAAAGGGTTAATTTATGAGCCTGCTTTAGAGTCTGGTAGTGAAATAATAATAACAGAGTCGGTAACTAACCTTAATTTATATGTATTGGCTGGAGCTCCTAGTGCAGACGTTGAGATAACGTTTATATTTGATAGTGCTATATCAATGAGTACATTATCAACTACCCCAGCAATTAGGGCTGGCGGGTTTTCTTTAGGCTCTAAAATAATAATCATCTTAGCTGATGGCTCGGACTTACAAGCTAAAGGCGGAGATGGTGGAGATGGTGCCAGCGTAGCTTTAGAATCACCAGATCCACCGCACTTAGTTAGAGCGCCTCAAAACGGAATTAAAGGTGGCACTGTTTATGATGCTGAGGGAATTGATACAGATATATACTTTAGCGGTACAACCCCAAGCGGTAGCTTTCCAATTGCTGAGGGGGCTATTCGTGCTCCTGGTGGTGGCGCTGGTGGCTTTGATTTCATAAACGACGGCGAAGGTAATGTTGTTAGTGGTAATGGCGGCGGCGGCGGTGCGGGCATGTCTCAGGGTCTTGGCGGATTACCGGGTGACGATATAGGTGCAGAAGTTAAAGACGGAATAGGCGGAAAAAACGGAAGTGAGGATGGTGCTGGTGGTGTTTTTGGAGGCGGTGATTTTGGTGAAGATGGCTCGAACAATAACGCTGTCGGCGGAGCTAAAGGTAATGGCGTTATAGATAATGGCGCTACAGTAACTTTCTTCGGTGACACGCCTGTTAATTACATAAATGGTGGCGGTGACCATTAAATGATAAAATATATAAAAAGAGGATTTAACAAATGGCTTGTGTAAAGTTTGGCTCACTGTGTTTCATGGCAGGCGCTACAGTAGATATAGATTTCCAATACCTTGAAGATGACGGGATCACACCAATTCCATTACCCGGCGCTACAGCGGAATTATCACTACTTAACGCCGTTCAAGATGTTAGTTCTGTAATTAACTTTTCAGGCGGGATTAATGACGAGCCAAATGGTTCGGGTAGGTTTTCGCTAAACAAGACTCAATCTCAGTCTTTATTACCGATTGGGAACGCAGAGCCTAAAATAAGCTTTAAGGGAACTATTAAGTTTACATTTGTTGATACTTCGGTAGATTTCCCAGCGGGTTTTGATTTTACATTTGAACAAAATGCGAGTAGATAAATGAGTATATTAAAAGTTTATCTAGGCACTCGTGGCGATACAGGATTGTCCGGCGAGGATGGTACTGGCGTATCTGATATAAGAGGCTCTATTGTTGATAATCCTATATTTAGTGCGCTAGATAACAATAACATATCTAACGTTGGTGATATCGAATGGGATAGAGATGGCGAGGCTCTTATTCGTGATAGGTATGGTGATTATCAGTGGGTAAACGGTGATGATGCGACTAACTATGTAAACTACAGTAACGATTACACGCAATGGGCTGACGTTTCTGGGCGTTGGTCGGTTGCCTCTACTGGTAATTTAGACCCTCTCGGCGGTAGCACAGCGACTGAATTAGTGTTAGATAGCACAACAACATCAACTGCTGACGTTATAGGTTTGGCTTTGGGTGGTACGTCTGACACTGGTACTTTTACAGTCTCATTCTGGGCTAAGTCAACTAACGGCGTTATCAGTGACTTACGCATAGATACGACAGGCGGCTTTGCCTTGTTAGGCTCTGCAATAACTACTGATTACGTTAGATATTCGTTTACCTTGCTAGGCGTAGCTAGTGATCAAACATTAATCATTAGTCCTTACGGACTTATCGGTGCTAAATTAATTATCTTCGGCGTTCAGTTTGAAAGCGGTTCGAGTGCAACGACCTATATCCCAACAACCGGATCTCCCGTAACATTAATTAACCCTATTAATCCGTGGAGGGCTAACGAAAACGGATACCTAATTGAAGATCAAAAAACAAATAAAATAAAAAATAGTGAGAATTTGCAAGGCTCAAACTGGTCAATAACTGACGGTATAGTAAGCGCGTATACTGGTTTAGATCCATTTGGTGACGCTAACAAATTAATACAGTTAACGTTTGATACTTCTACTGATATAGTTTTAGGTTCTACAGGTGTTTTCGCTGCCGGTGTCGAGTTTTCAGTTTCATTTGATCTACTAATAAGTGGCGGCTCTGTTTCATCAATAACAGCAGCACTATCTGATGGTGGTCAAGTTGCGGTTATTGGAGAATTACCAACTGAAGATTTTAAAAAAGTAGTTTTAAAGGTCACTGCTGGAGGTAGTTCAGGGTAAAAGATAAGAGCAACGTCATCAAAC